ATCTCCTCTATTCTTTCCAACTACAAAAGAGATAACATGCATTTGCTGAACATAAGTGTCTTCGTCATCTTCATCGTCTGTAAGGAGTGAAAGTGGAAGTTCCCCATGTACTTCGTAGAGTTCAATATATTCACTTCTGTTATCAATCTTTCTTCCATCGAGAGATTCTCGTGATTCTTTAGTATCTAAAAGAGCTTCTACCATCTTCTTGTCATAGCCTTTATGCATCTTGAGCTGTGCAGGAGTCATATATAGCTTCTCAATCTTTACGTTGTTATCGAAGTCCACTACATCGGTAATCAATCGATTCCAAGGAACTACACAGCAATGTAATTGACCGTCCTTTTCAACAAACTTAACTACTGAACTTCCATATCGAGCAAGAGAAAGACCCCAATCATTAAGAAATGATCCAAAATTAACTCTTTTCATCCAATCTTGTAGGTGGATAGTCGCAAGAAAAGCCGACAATACATTACTGTTCTTGTCGCTTCGTATTCTTATTAACTCTTTCTTGATTTTAGTAGCTCTGTACCAGATGTTTACAGCAGCTGTAACAATATTGAAAAATGGTTTCTCTCGTCCTAGTGAATCAGTGTCACCAGAGGTATGTTTAGAGTTGAGATAGGCCTCAATTCTATTTATATTTTCATACTGATTGAATTCAACATATTTAGAGATAGTAGAATTAGATCCAGACGTATAGTCTCTTTCGGCGCTTCGGACAATGTCTGCAATTTTGAGTTGAATCATTCAGATCGTTCCACCGTTCTGTTTCTACAATATGCACATTATAGCATACTTTTTATATATAAAGAAATGCTTATATATGTTCTAATTGTTAAGCAGTATAGTTACTACAACAGATGTAATTATTGATGTAAGGATTGATATAACTATCCATGTAATATCTTCGTTTAACATATCATTTTCTATTTAAAGCTAACCATAATTTTGCAACTGCTTCTTCTGGTGTTGAACCGAAATGTGGATCTGACTCCAATGAACTCTCAAAATTTCCATTAGACCATGCAAGCCAGTTAGAATCTTCCCTTTCTAATGATTCTATTTTTTCTCCACATGCCTCTAACAAAGAAGATAAGTCAGTATTGCCTTTATACCCTGATTCTCTAAGCTTTAATAAAATGTCCTCGTTCATCTCGTTTTTTGTTAGTTGCTATTAAGCTTTTAACTACTGATTTTGTGCCTTTTGCCTTTTTCGCAACAAGAATCATCTGTTGAGTCTTTGTATCGTTCCAATCATATTTACTATGACAAGTTCTACACAATGCAATGTAATCATTAACATCATGAGAATATGCTCTGTTTTTTATCTTTGCCCATTGTATACTCCACCGACCGCCCTTTTTCTTCTTTCCTTTGATACTACAATAAGTACATTCTGATGGCTTACCATGATTCTTACTCAAAAATTGATGTTTAGAGTAATAACTTGCGTTATCACCCTTCCACCCAGGATTATTATCTACACTGTGATCTTTAAGTTGTTTTGCTAGTTCGTATGAAAGCATATTATTTGATATTAAAACTTACACCGTCTTTCTCTAAGTTCTCAAATAACTGTGCTTTAGCATCAAATGACATAGCCCACAAACAAAATACCCCGAGAAACATAAAGATTAAGTCCTTAATTGTTCTTAATAACTTCATAATTATTTATTACTACTATTCCTATAATTGGCCCTGTTAAGCTCCAACTTCCTTGTCTGACTGTTAATCATCTGTACCCGCTGCTCTGACTGCTGCGGTAACATCCTTCCCATTATTACAAAATACATTCTCATCAACCATGTGTCCGAGTTATCAGGTGATCTTCCTATAATCTCCTTCACATCATCCTTTTGAGTAGCCATTCTCTTCCCATCCCCTGTTGATGCATCTTGATATACAGCTAACTCCTCAATGATTACTTCCTTTTGTCTGCCTGTTACTCTGCTTGCTATCTTATGATTATTCACCAAGTCAGCCAAAGTAAATACACATTGTGATCTAAGGTTTCTATAATCAGATGTGAGAGGAGCATCTTTTGTATAACCAATATGAGGAAGTTGAACAATGTTCATATCAGTCTTTATTGGCGCATAAGATGACTTATAACCAATGATTCCATCAAGAAGTGATGATGAGGCTACTGCTGCTCCAACACCAATAGCATCTACTGCAATATGGGAATAAGGAATACGTTGATCTGCTGCATATTCACGAGTCTTTGCGATGATTGATTCAGTATTAAGCCGTTCAAATTCTTCCCTTCTGTATTCCTCAAGTCCTTCCCAAAAAGAGAAGATTGTCTTATCACTTCCATCATCAGCTACGTCAATAATTAAATACTTTTCATTCTCTTTAGTTACTGTGTTAGAGAATATATCAACAAGAGCATCATATTTAAACAACGAACCTTGATTCTCAACATACTCCGCCAAGTATTCTTGCTTGTATGTATCGAAGTCCAGTTCTCCTTTAGCCTTCTTGATTTCTTTAGGGTCAATGTGTGGGTTATCTGATGTAGTAAAGTGAAATGCAGCATAGTCTCCGTCTGTCTCTGCAATCTTCTCTAAGCGTCTCAAATTAGGATTCTCTTTCTTAGGAGTTCCACTAAACATTGCGTGACCTTGATAGTCAGTTAGTGCTGGACGGAATATCTCCTGCCAACCAACAAAGAAATCTTTCATAGTATCTACCTCATCGAAGTAAATCTTCTTAGCCTTTCTTCCTCGAAAGTTCTCTCTGTTTTCCCATCCTGCTACTGTAATAATAGAAGTTCCACCATCTTGTGTAGGAACCTTTAGTTCAAGGCGCGACTCATTGATCTCCCCAACCCCAGCAAGTCTACTCTTCAAAGCTTCCCATATAATAGCTCTGGCCTGTATCTGTGTAGGAGCCAAATAGAACACTGGGCTATCCTTTTGTTTTACAGCATTAAAGACCATATCTTCAATTTCAAGAGCTGTCTTGCCGCTTCTCCGTCCAGCTCTGACAATCTTAAATCGAGCTTTATTACTTACTACTTCTTTTTGTTTTGTGTGTAATAACATTTTAATTAGAGTATCTGGTAGTAATTCTTCAACGTTTTCTGTCTCTGTAATAAAAATTTATCACTGTGTCCATGCTTAGTTCCTTAATTGGAGCGATCCAGATGATATGTCTACGCTCTTCGACACCATCTATTATCTTATTAAGGTCATGTGCTACCCATTATTCCCCGTTTCGGAGGTGGGCAGCTCGTCACTTTCCAGTGTAGTTATTCCAGTACATGTTCTTCTGAGTTGCCTCTCATGCCTAGAAAACTTCAAATTACTACCTGATACTTCAATCAAAAATCTGCCCCATAATCTTATGATTCTGAATCTTTCGAGCCATTCTCATGTATCTGTCATAAATGTTGGTTTTAACCCAGTGCTTAGGGTCTAAAGAATATTTATTTAACCTATCTGTCTTATTTATTCGTTTCTTTTTCATAACTAGATTTCAACTTATTTATGAATATCTCTGACATTTCCCTTATCGCACTTTCTATCTGCTCTTGTGTTAGTCTCTTCCTACCGTCTCTTTCTTCCCCAGCCAAGTTCATTTCATCACCGTATAAAACATATGTATCTGTTTCTATCTCAGGTCTCTTCTTGTGCAATTGAATACTAATATACTTAAACGGAGTCTCGTTGTTTTTCATTGAATGAGCTATCAAATGTTAGATTAATAGGTTTTCCTCCACTAGTTACATCTGTTTCTGTCTTTAAACTAAATTCACTCTTAAGACGTCTTTCTAAGAACTTCAAAGCTAAGTCTCCATTATCATCAAGTGCTTTTAAAACACTCTTTCTAGCCTTTAGTATAGGGTTTTCTTTCAAAGCTTCCTTTCGCTCCAAAAACTCTGGGTTATCTTTTTGGTAATTGTAGAGCGTAGACTTAGAAATGTTAGCGTAAAAACAAGCTTCTAGATCAGAACAACCAAGTAGAAAAGCTTCTTCTAGTTTCTGGATATTCTCTGGAGTCATTATGGTTGGTCTACCTTCTTTATTTGTATTTTCTGTCATGGAGATATATAAGCTTTCTCTTATATGTTAACACAAAATAACCTTATTTTCAACCCTTTTTACCTATACCCTTCATTGATAATCCACTGAACAACACGTCATCTTCTGTATACTTTATATCGAACCCATCTTCTGTCAGCTTATCCCTTAAGTAATCGGTTAATTCATACCAAGGCTCACCAGGTTTCGTATATCTTAACCAATATAGATCATGGGCTAATAGAATATACTTCTTACCTTCTGCAGAGTTAATCCACTCTTGTGTTAATAGTTTTAATTTAGTCATTTTATTTTATTACTCATTTTTCAATCTCTTTTAACCACCTGTAAAATTTTAACCATCTTCCTAAGTGAATACTAAACTGGCATTCAGTACATAGACTCAGCATATCGAATCTTTCTACATAACTTATACCTAAACCATAGGTTCCGACTTTAACTATTGCTCTCATTGTCTTTATACTTATTTAATAGAGCTTTTACTTCTAGCAGAGCATCATTGTAAGGAGTATCTATTAGCACTTTATGCCCTATACCGTCCACGACTTCAAAATCTTTTGCATAAGCTAACTTTGAGTCTATCTCCCCCTCAAGCTCTTTAAAGCTTTGA